CATCAACTACAGAATTCCCACAGGCCACTTTGACAACCTATTGTCAGGATTTGGAGCATGGCTGCAAAATAATCCCAAAGTCACCCCACGCAAATTTGCCAACATTATAGAATATCTAAAATCGCCTGCATCAAACACAGAAGGCCTGGCCGCTGCATTTACCCTGTTTATTCTGCTACACGATTTAAAGCTGGACATCTTGCGTAACTTGGATTTGAAAGATCCTGGGCACGAAGGTTGGGTTATGGCCACGCCAGCAGGCTATGCCAAAGCAGTAAATCGCTTTGATTTCACTGCTAGAAATCGTGAGCAAAACAATCCGCAACAGGCGTAATTTTTACCAAAAGGCTAAATAAAAGCAGGTCCACAAGGACCACTAACTTAAAGGAAATTTATCATGGCTTATATTACCCCCGTAAATGGTGATGCACAACCGGTATTTGCACTAGACGTACAAAACGGTCCTATCGCTGCTTCTACAAGCACCACTGGCGCTACTGCTACAGTTCAACCAGCTGGTCCAAAGCTGGACTTTGTTCGCTTTGTTGCTAACAACAGCATGGCTACTCAGTCTGGCGTTCAAGAATACGTTGCTAACGTTATTCAAGCTCTGCAACAAACTTGCACAGTGGCTATGTACCAAGTTGACACAACTGCTTTGTCAATTGCATACTACCCAACTGGCGCATTTGCTAACGCTGCTACAGCTTTGGCAGCTGCCAACATTACCTTCACTGGTTATCAGTTGGACAGCGCAACAGCTAACGGCTTCAAGTTGTCTGCTTAATTTTAGACTTGTTCTAAACAACCCTGGATGTAAAAAATCCAGGGTTTTTCTTTGTCGTTAAATATCACACGATGAAAGTAATGTGTGAAACCCTGTTTGATTGTTCAGCCACTGGTGTAACTGGTAATTTCAGGGTGTCACAAATTCCCTTTAATGATCGGCACGGACAGTTGATTCAAAATCAAAATGACTGGAATCGCAGTAGAAATCAACAGCGAAATTTAGAAACCCTGTTGCAGGTAATTGGGTTGCGCACACAACCTGAAGAACTGTCGGCTCCACAGTGTGTAGATGGTCGCTGGCAGTTTACTTTTGAAGTTGCCAATGAAGATGCGTTTCATGTTGACGGGCACAGTGATCCGCATGCAGCCTTGTATAGAGACTGTGCAGGCGTGCCCATGGTAACTAATTTAAACGAACAAACTGATATTTTGCCCATGTTGTGCACACAAGGAGCTGATCAAAATATTTGGTTCCGTGCCATAAATAATTGATCATGCCAGATACTACAGACATCGAAAAGAAAAGCCTTGAAGCACACGTTGAGTTATGTGCTGAGCGATACAAAGCACTGGAACTGCAAATCAGCACAGTGCAAAAAGACATTGACGATGTAAAAATAGTGGTCAAAGAAGTGCATGAAATTGTGCATGACATGGCTGAAAAACGCAATAATCAACTGATTTCCTGGGGCCTGGGAATCATAACATTTTTAGCTGGCATAGTTGGCTGGCTGGTCACACACTACGTACTGAAATGACCCGAGAACAAAAACTAGAACGCTGGGCTGAAAAGCAAATAATAGAATCAATCCACAATCTCATAGTTGATGACGAACATGGAGGTTGGGTGGTGTTTGGTTGTTACCACTTGACCCAAGCTGACCATAGCTATGCAGTGTACAAATACACCAGCTTGGCTGGAACTTTCCACAGCAAACGCAGTGCTATCAGTTGGTGCGTGGCTGACAAAAATCATCAACTCAACTTGGCTTTTAACATCAAAAAACTGGATGCGCAAAAGAACTTGGTGGCAGCAGACATTGAATGCAGACGCAGTGTTGCCAGTCGCAGTCGCAATCCCCTGTTTCGCGAAACTGTTAGAACCAAGATTGAACCCAAGATCATATACTACAAGAGTATTTCGGCTGAACTTGAAAAATGTATAAATTCGGCTAAATATTTACAACTTAGAGGATTCTCAAATGAAATTGCAAGAACTGGCCGCGCCTAACCCTACCAAACAAATATCTCGTGTTTTCGAGAGCTATTTTGGCAAGCGTATAACTGTGGAATCGCTTAACCGCAAACAAACATCAGCAATGCTGGTCAAGGTACAGCAACTGATCCGTGAACATCAAGGCACCAGTGCACGCCATTACAGTGAGCGCAATCCTACCTATCTCAAACTAATGATGATGGAACAGGCTTTGTCCACTCGCCTGGCAGAGATGATGCCTCAGTCACCGGCATTGGCTGCTCCAGGACAGCCAGGTGCAGTTCCTCCCAAACCAGGACAACCAGCAGCCGGTACCGCCAAGCCAGTTGACCCCAAGCTCAAAATGGCCCAAGACAAGCTCAAAAAAGGCCAAACACTTAGTTCTGACGAACAACAGTTGGTCAACGCTAATGCAGCCGCTGTGGCTGAAAATCGTTTGCGCCGCGCATACCGCATGTTGAGAGAAAGCGAAGTGCAACAAGCTCAAGTGGTGTTGGCTGCTCAAGACATGGTTGACAAAATGCAAGGCATGTTAGAAGATGTGTCTGAACTGCAATTCAAAGAACTGCCTGCCTTGGTTGACTCTATCAAGAACCAAGTAGGTATTGATCAAGCCACACAATTCAATACCGATGCATCGGCCGCACTGTCAGGATTGATGCAAAATCTACAAGGCACCAAACAACAACTAGACGCCGCACTTGGCGTAGTGACTGGTCAAACACCTCCACCTGATGCTGGCATGGCCAGTATGGGTGCTGCTTCTGCTGCTCCAGTGCCACCTGAAGGTGCTGACGTAGAAGCTGGTGCAGAAGCTGGTGCAGAAGCTGGTGCCGAAGCTGGTGCAGAAGCAGGTGCTGACGAACTAGATGCAGCCGCTGCCCAGGCTGGCTCTCTAGGCCGATCACGTAGATAATGTTAATACGCGAAGTTGCTGATAATACCGCAGGTACTCCCAGCCCTGACAAATTATTGGGTCTGGTAGATTTTCTATCTGGCCGCGCAGAAGATGAATCGGCCCGCAAAGAAATCAGTCAAGATGCGTTTTTAAATTTGGCCCAGAGCCTGGGCATCACAGTTACCAAACAAATGTTGCCTGGACTAACCAATCAACCACCACTGAGCAATGTGCTAGAACCGCTGGCACCTGACACAGATGATCCTATTGTTTATAAAGGTGGAGACCCAATTGACAAGGCTATGCCTGTAAACAAAGCTCAGGACATTGTGGCTTCAGCTGCCAAATCGGCAGCAAAACGGGACCGCGGCGTCTGATTGAGTCAACTAAAGGTTGACCAAAAACGTTAAATGTAGTATACTACTGACTTAAAGGAGTTTGCTATGAAACGACTTATCGCTACCCTGCTTATTTTGACCAGTTCTGTTGCTTTTGCGCAACACCGCAATCCTTATGGATATGCTACTGGTTCTCCCCAACAACATCATCACCATCACCATCACCATCACGGTAATGACTGGCGCTGGGTAGCACCTGCTATAATTGGTGGTGCAGTGGTGTATGCAATGACGCGACCGCCTGTAGTTGTGCAACAACCGCCTGTGGTGGTTATGCCACAGCCCGACATTGTGTACATTGACGGCATTGCATATCGCAAACAAATGGTGTTGATCAACGGGTACTATCAAGAAGTGCTGGTAAGGATCTAACATGGCTTACTCAGAAAAAGTGGTTGATCACTATGAAAATCCCAGGAACGTCGGCTCTTTTGATAAGAGTGATACTGATATTGGTACTGGTATGGTTGGTGCGCCTGCCTGCGGCGACGTCATGAAACTTCAAATCAAGGTGCCCAAGCGGCAGCTCTTAAAAATTCAGAGATTGCTACGGAACTCTCGTTGCCACCAGTCAAAATCCATTGTTCAATCCTTGCTGAAGACGCCATCAAAGCCGCTGTAGAGGACTATCGCAAACGGCATGATCTCAATCACTGACACTGCCAGAAACAAAATACAAAAATTATTGCAATCCAAAGGCTATGCTGGCATACGTCTTGGAGTAAAGACCACTGGTTGCTCAGGCCTGGCCTATGTGTTAGAATACGTACAAGAATACAAACCTTCAGAATTTGATATTAACTATGCCCAAGCAGACTTTGTGGTACTGGTTGATAAGAAAAATGAAGTGTATCTCAGAGGTGTCACTGTAGACTATCTACGCCAGGGTCTTAATGAAGGATTTGAGTTTCGCAATCCTAACGAGCGAGACCGATGCGGCTGTGGAGAAAGTTTTAGAGTGTGACAGCTCTGGCGGTTTTTGGATGCAGTTGGACTGTGGGGCTTGGTGTATTAGAAACAGATACATTTGGGGCTCGACTGGCTAACAAATTACTAATTTAGGTATACAAGGGTCCAGCAACAGCAGATCAGTGTTACAACTGCTTGACTATGTTAAACGTACAGATATACCTGTAGAAAATTCAATAGCAGTTTTTTTAATTACCACTCCTTCAAGAGAATGCATACTATTAGATAATTTACGTCAACCCATAGATGAAACTAAAAGTATTTTTGGTGTTGAAGACCTTGCTAGTGTTAAGGTTGTTGACTTAGGAGTCAACCAAACTGATGAAATTTCTAAAAATTATATAAAGCATTTTACGTCAATTTCTACGCTTAACTTTAATTTACATAAAAATGTGTTGAGCATGCAAGCCATATGTCGACAATACAAAATACAAGATTACTACATTGTTGGATGGAGTGATCTTGATTTAAATTTACCTGGAATTGATACTGATAAAATATATCACAAATCTTGTTTACAACTATTTAGGTATGAACTCCCAATATACTTAATGAAGAAAGCACCAAATCAATACTTGCGTGAGTGTGGCCACCCAAATGAATTAGGCCATGAACTAATTGCACAAACATTACACACCTGGATAACCAATCAAAACAATGTACAACCCAAAATTTGATTATCAACCCATCCCCAGGGT